CCACGAATTTCTTCGTAGTAATCCCTTTGTGAAGATACTCTTTGGTATCCTCTTCAGGGTTGCCCCGAATTACTAGAACTCCAGGCTTTGCCTCGATATCTAGGTCTTTCTTTTTGTAACCACCAAGGGCAAATTCCATGGCGTATTCCGTGTCAGAATATTTGATAATATTGTGACGAGGAAAACCCTTCTCGTTTGCGCCAGCGGCAGTTAGTCTTTCTATCTCATCCCATACATGGTCGAAACCAATGAAACGAGAATGGGGGAACGAAAACACTTTAGTTCGTGTATTAACCATTGCTATCTCCTTATTTAATTAAGCAAGATTGTTGTCTATCGACCGGACAATTCCGCATCGACACTACTATATATACCACAAAACATCTTAAGAGTCAAGAAAAATTTAATCTATTTCGAACCTATGTTATATTTTGGACAGAGTTCCCATTGATTCTTATCTTTATGGGATATGATTTTAACTTGACGTAATGGAGCTTGTTCGGCCATCATATTTTTATTAATAACAGATATCAATCCCCAATCGCACAATAGTTGTGCAATGGTATTTCTTCTAAAGATATCGTTGTCTTCTAAATTAGATTTTTTACCGTCAAGTAAAAACAATTCTTTGAAATGGACAATGAAGTATCGGCCTTGTTTGTGTAATATGTGACAGGATTGGAAAAGTTTATTTTCTTTCCTAGAGGCAACGCCCATACGTGTTAATGTTTCACGAACCTTTAAAAAATCATCAGGTTCATTTAAGACAATTTCCAACATTTCTGCTGGAGACCAAAATTTATTTTCTTCCACCCTTATTAATCCTTATTCTTAAGTGTTGTATATTTTGGGTGGTAAGTAAGGATAAAACTTGTTTTGCCTTTTCATTGCTGTAACCATAATACTCTTTTACCACTTCCAAATCATCAACGATTTCAGGTTTCAACCATTTTGAAAATCGTTTTCTTTTTCTTACAATATTTATAAGAAAATCGAATTGAAGTTTATTATCGAGCATGTATTGACTGTTCATAGCATTTGCAACAGCAACGGTGTCTTGAAAATAAGATAAAGATCTATTAACCATATAGGGCTGATATGCGGATTCTGTTTCATCATCCACAATCATATTTTTTTTAGTGTAAGTTATTGCAGTTACATAATCAAAGGGATTCATTAACACCACCCATTATCGTAATCTATTTTATATACTTTTTTTATTTTTTCTTCTAGATCATCTGTAAGTTCCAGTGATAAAGATTTTATACTTTTATTTTTGTGTAGATCAGCTACCGGATACTTTTTCATTCTTTTCATGTTATAATTACATATTTCTTTTATATGTAACAACGCATCATTGATATTATTAATATCGTATATATGATCATACTTGTTCGGATCATTACCATAGAAGTATGTTTGTGGAAGCAAATGAACATTCATTAACACCCCACGTTCCATTGCTGAAACAGCCCTATCTAAAGAAGAAAATCCTGTTGCAGGATAATCTCTATTAGTAAGTTTGACAATTTTTTGTGTCTGCAAATAATCAATTGCAGATAAGAACCTTTTTACTGGATCACGTTTAATGACAAATCTTATACTATTTTTTCGGAATGGAATATCCATAATATCACCATGGGCCCACCACTCATAATCTCGCCAGTTCTGAGGACCACCTTTAACATGAGTATATTTTAACCCGCCGGGGTGATCTTTAAAACGAGAATTTCCTAACATAATATAATGAAACTGCATCGTACTCTGCCAACCACATTTCGGTGCAATTCTCAAATCTACTAAGTTAGGAAAATATAATATATTATCTTGGCTCATTATTTAAAATCTACGTTCGCCATAATTTCAGTCATACAAGCAACCACGTTCAATTCATGATCAGCAACAAAAGCTGCCTTATACTGATAGTCTGCAAGAATCAACACTAGTTGTGGAATAGAAGACGATTCAACAACGTCAAACATGTGATCGTATATGTTCCTAAAAATTGTAGAAGTGTCAACGTCTACATTATTAGCAACCCAAGTTCTCATAGACTTAAAGTTTTTATCTTTCAGAGACTTAAATAAGACATCATAATTATCACTAGTTACGACAACATTAGTACTGACACCACCAATTGATATTCTCTGCAGCTCATTAATAACCCGCCGCCAGTCTGGAGCGAACCGCATTATCAGATCTATCAAATCCTGTTTTGATATAAAATCTATAGATTCATTATCAAGAATTGTTAATGCTCTAGTAAAGAAATCAGCACAAAGTTGTTGCATGTCTTTCTTTGTTGTATTAAATTCATAAACACTGCAACGGGAATGTAACGGTTCAATGATTCGATTCTTAAAATTACATGTGAAGATAAAACGACAGTTGTCGGAAAATTCTTCAATGAAATTTCTAAGAGCGGGTTGTGTTGAACGTGGATTCAAGTAATCAGCTTCATCAAGAATGACAACCTTTGTTCCACCCTGCAACGAAACCGACGAAGCAAACCTTGTAATTTTGCCACGAAGAGTCTCGATATTACCCTCATCAGAACCATTGACCATTATATAATCAAGTCCTAATTCGTTACAAAGGGATTTAGCTACAGTAGTTTTACCCAGACCAGCAGTTCCGGTGAACAGCATGTTAGGTAGTTCGCCTTTGTCTATGAGTTTTTGAAATGTTTCTTTAAGATGTTTTGGTAATATTGTATCAGATATTTTAGTCGGTCGATACTTTTCGACCCAGAGAAATTCTTCTCTCATTCACATGCCTCATTATATAAAATTGGAGCGGGGTGACTGAACCGCCCAGTCCACGATGAGAGGAACTCATCGTCTGTTCTAATCACACCCCCGCAAAAACTTAGGATTCAGATTCGTTAGAGTTAGAATCTTGAGTCTCAACCATTTGAATCAGTTCGATACACTGATCTCTAAGTTGACCAATGGTAGCAAGTTCTTCACCTCGAAAACCACCACGGCCAGCAACTGTGTCAATTACAGCAACTGTACTTCTCGTTACTCTATTAACCAGATCAATAAACAATTCATTATCTTCCATAATTATACTCCAAAAGTACTAGTTTTTTCAAGTGCAACCCAGTATTGAATACTGGTTTCTTTATTCACAAAATGTGAAATAAGTTTAGATGATATATTAACATCATAATCACCGTCAACCATCTTCAGATTAGAAATGTTGAAAATAAAATTGAAGTTACTACCTTCTGGAAATTTACCATCAACATCAATTGAAAACGCATTAGATGTATTATCGTTATTATCTATAACATTTAAACTCATGACATTATTAGCAATGGATACAGAAACTTCATTATGACCCAATACCGAAGCCGCACGTTTAATTTTCATAAGAGTCGTTCGATCAAGAGAGAAACTTACTTCTGACTCAGGCATAATAACATCTTCTTTAGGCGTTGTTAAAATGTCCGTATCTGCATAGTGATATTTAATTCTAGATCTGCCACTACCATCAGAAACCACAACGTAATTATCTTCGAACTTAAGTCTGGGAGAATCTAAAAGAGTCAACGTACTTAGAAACTCATTGAGATCGTAAATACCAAACCTTTTTGGAAAGGAAACATCTAGATCAGATGCACTAAGTACATTTCTAGCTTCAGACATAGTTTTAATTACATTACTTTCATTAAACACAATGTTAGAATTGATAGAGGCAAAGTTTTTTAAAACTTCTAGAGTTTTATCAGTTAGTTCCATAATATATTCCTTGCATTTTACTGCGGGTTAATTTACACTTATTATACACTTTTCTGCGGGTAAAGTCAAGCAACCTTTGAAAAGTTTTTGTGCTTGATAAACTCAATCTTACGATCAAATTTATTATCAAGAAGTTCACCTTTGTGTGAAATGATAAACACATTGGTCTCATTGTCTATTGTGTCAAGAATCTTGAGTAGATTCTCAACCCCATCCGCATCGAGAGAACTGTCGAAAGTCTCATCAAGAATCAGTAAGTTGGTGGCGATACTGTTCTTCATCTTAGCAACCTGCCTCCAAGTAAACAGAAGTGCCAAGTCGATGCGTTGTTTTTCACCCTCGGAGAAACTGTCATAAGAGAACGCATCACGATGTCGCGAGCGAATTGTTTCTTTGAATGCTTCGTCTAGGTCAAAGTGGACATAAAAGTCCAACACTTGAAGATACTGGTTTGTCAACTGATTTATTACAGGCAGATATTGCTTGATGATCTTAGTCTTAATGCCAGTATCTTTAAGGAGTTCAGTGATTACATTGTTGTATTCACGTTGTTCTGCTAGTTCTAGGCGCTCTTCGGTAAGAACGTTTTTTTTACTTTCTTCACTTGAGAGAGTATCTCGTGCTTCGGACAGGCTATGTACACCTGTTTCGAGCTCGGATAACTCACTCTGTAAAGAATCAATTCTTCTTTGTGTCCATGTGATTTTCTCACGGACGGTTTTAACATCATCCAGTTTATTATTTTCGACATCGATATGTTCTTTAAGAATATTTTTTTCATGTTCTAACTCTTCGATTTTTGACTCGGCATCGTTTCTCGCTTGTTCCAGTTCA